GTTTCTCCTTCCGGTTCTTGGTCTGGGGATTCACGGAAGGCTCGACCTGATCGACCTTCCGCAGGTCAAACAATTGGCGCAACTGCCGCAGGTACACACGGCGCGGTCCCGGTTCCTGAGGAGGAGACGGCATCGCCTCCCCAGGCTGGAACGGGACGCCGTTGAAGACGGGCAGTCGCGCGGTCGCGACGAACGTGGCCGAAGGATCGAACTTCGGCAAGGAGCGGTACGCCATAGGCACCTCCCTACGCGATCGCGCCGGAGAAGAAGTAGCCCAGCTCCGAGGCGACGAGTTTGATGTCGAAAGCCATCTCGATCTCGACGATGTCGGACGAGATGATCTCCCAGCGATACCGCTTCACGCGGTTCCCCTCGTTACCCGCGCCCAGGTAGCCGGTCCAACCGAAGGTGTACGCAGCCGAGGGCGTGAGCAGGCCGGGATTTGCCGCCACGTTGCAGAGCAGAGCGTTCTTGCCGCCGATGAAGGAGTGCGACGCAGCCACGCCCTCGCCCGCCGTGTTCTCGATGGAACCCATGACGAGAATGCGGTCGATCTCCAGGATGGCCGCGAGCGCCTCGCGGGTGATGCGCGCGGGCCCGCCGTTGGTCTGGCCGTACTTCACGCGGTCCACCAGATCGGGATGGTCGACGAGTTTCAGCCACACCGGTTCGGAGATCACCAGCGTGTTGGCGGGGTATCCGGTGGCCTGCTTGATGGCGAGCTTCCCGGCGCGAACGTCCTCGATGGGGTTCGAAGCGGGATCGTTCCACTGAAGGAACTGGCCGGCGGCGGGGCCAGCAGCAACACCGGTCATATCGGTGTTCCACTTGCCGGCCGTAAACAGGTTGGCGGCGAAGATCTTCTCGCGCCGGATCAACGCCTGCTGCGACAGGAACTCCGTGGCGTCGCGGTCGATGTTGAGGACCGCGTCGGCGTTGCCGCGCAACTGGTCCGGGATGGGTTTCGCCTCGGCCCACACGTCCGCGAAGTAGGTCGGCGTGTTGTCGAGCTTGTAGCCCGCGCTCGCGGCCGGAGTTCCGGGCGCTCGCTTTTGCATCTGATCGCGGAAGAAGTCGCCGCGATTGTAAACATAGTACCGGTCGCTTTGCTTGCTGACCGGGATGACCGGGCAGACCTGCGCTGCAACGAACTGGTCCTGGTTCTGAAGATACGCGATGCTGATCTGCGTCAGCGGCGTATTGACGTGAACGTCACCGGGAGTCGGCGTGTACATGACTGTTCGAATCTCCTCTGATTTGTCTTGCAGGCATAAAAAAAGCCCCACGCCCGAAGGCGCGGAGCTTCCACTGCTGCCCGCTGCTCTCTGCTACCGCTGAAGGATCAACAAAGCCGGGATGATGCTCCCATCCCCGGCGCCCGCCGCCAACGCCTTCGCGACGATCTTGCCGGCGGCGTGCGTGACCGCCTTGCCGTTGGCGTCCACATCGAGCGACGCGCCGTTCGCCACCGCCGCGCCGCACATGACTTTGACCACCATGCCGGGGACCGTGTAGAACGCGCACGGGCGACCCTGCGCGGCGGGCTTGTCCGCAATCACGCCGTCCGCCGCCAGGCCCGCGCCGGTCAGCGCCACCTGCCCGTTAGCGTCAATCGAGCCGAAGTAGAACTGCTTCGCGGAGAGGTCCGTGCTCGCCGGGACCGAAATCGCTTCGTTTCCAAGTTCGTAAGCCATTGCTGTGTGTCTCCCTTCGTTTGGCTGGATCGCCCGCTAGCTGGGCCGCACCGTGGCCGACTTCTCGGCGAGGTACTGGTTGTACAGACCGGGGTTCAGTTTCATCGCCTCCACATACGCGGAGGCATACGTGATGTGCCTGCTCGCCGCGATCTGGGTGGCGGCGGCGTTCAACTGCGCCTCCGCGCCGACCGGCGAGGCATCCACCTGCGAATTGATCTGCGATCCCTGCGAGCGCGCAGCCTGCTTCGCCAGGAGGTGTTCGCGCACCTGCGCGGGCGTCATGCGCTTGGCGATAGCTTCGGCGGCAAACTCTGGGCAACCGGCCAGCGTGCAGAGCGCGGCGACCTCCTCGTGCTCTCCGCGAATCCGCGCCTCGATAGCGGCAGCATCAACAGCGGGCGCGGCCGGAGGCGCCGCAACGGGTTCCGGCGCGGGAAGCGTGGCGGCGGCGGGGGCCGGAGCCGGTGCTGCCGCAGCGGGTTGCGTTTCGGCGGGCGCGGCCACGGGAACGGGGGCGTCTGCCGGTTTCGTATTGGGTGTTTGTGCCATAGGTTGTTCTCCTTGTTCTGCGATTTGCGCTTCAGCAGCTTCAGCAGACGCCGTCGCGCGAACTTGCCTCGATGCACGGGACGCTTGCGTTACCGCGGCGAGCGCATCGTCAAAACTTCCGACCTGATCCGCGAGCCCCGCTTTGATGGCGTTCTCACTCCAGAACAGGCCCGCATCCGTCTTCCGGACGAGCGCGGCGCTGATGCCACGGTTGCGCGCCACCAAACCGACGAACATCTCGTACAACCGGTCCACCTCGGTTTGCAGGCCAGCACGGGCATCGTCCGACAGAGGCTGGTGCGTCGAGAAATCGTTCTTGCGCGCACCGGCAAAGACCGCCGTGTACTTGCGGCCCATCTTCTCGTCCCACCCGGACTGATCCATGTGGACCGCGATCACGCCGACGCTGCCCACGCCGCCGGTCTTGGTGACGAACAGGCGTTGCGCGCTCGAAGCCAGGGCGTACGCGGCGGAGAACGCTTCGTCGTTCGCGATGGCGTAGCACGGCTTCTGCTCGCGCACGGCGTACACCTCGTCCGCGAGGTCGAACAGCCCGCCCACTTCACCGCCAGGCGAGTCCACGTCGAGCAGCACACCACGGATGCCGGGATCGTCGCGGGCATCCAGGAGCATGGTCCGGATGCTCTCATAGGATTGGAGGCCCGATTCGGCGTCCATCCACGACGCCTTCTTGACCAGAGTGCCGGAGATCGCGAGGACCGCGATGCCGTCCGGAGTGACCGGGTACGGCTTACGGCCCGTCATCTCGGGTTCGCCGTCCTGGTCGTCCTCGTCGTCGGGAGCGGGCCGGGTCACGACAACCGGCAGGCCGTCGACCACGAGGTGCTCGCTCAGGCCGATGCGCGGCCCAATGGCATCCAGGATCACCATCAACTTGTCGATCTGGACCATCAACGGCACGCCGAACACGCGCGCCGCGAGGTGCGGCAAGTATTTCTGATTCACTGGACCACCTCCACGTGCGACTCCTTGCCCTTCTTGGCCGGCGGCTTCGACGGTCCCCTCGCGGGCTTCGTAGGCGGTGCGCCGCCAACGTCCTCCGGGCTGGTCGCCTCTACCTTCTCCGCGCCGCGCGCATCGGTTCTACGCGGGTCGGAGTCGAGCACCAGTTCCAGTGCGTCGGCACGCTCGTTGTCGCGAGCGATCTGCCGATCGACTTCCTCCTCGTCCTGGCCAGTCTCGTTGATGGACATGCCGCGCGATTTCAGCCCCGCGCGGATCGCGATCACCTCGGCCTTGACGTCCTTCTCCGGATCGACCCATGCCCACTTGGGCGTGTGGAACTCGACCGCCAGATAGTCGGCGCGATTCGCCTGGTAGTCGCGCGCATCCAACCGGCCGGCAAGAACCGCCGCCTCAATGAAGGCGCGCCACGTCGGACGGCAGAACTGAAAGATGAACACGCCGTACTGGATCTGCTCGCAGAGCCTCCGGAACGACAGGATGCCGGCGCGGATCGAGCTATAACTCGTCTGCGAGAGGTCGCCCGTCAGCATGTCGTACGGCATGCCAAGGCCCGCGCCGATCCGCAGCAACGTCTGGCGTTCGAAGGCTTCGTAGTTGCCGCCCACATCCGCCGGATCGGTGAACTTCACGTCCTCGCCGGGTTCGAGATCCATCATCGTGCCGGCTTCGAGTTGTGCCACCTGAACTCCGGGATCGGAATCCGGCGTGGCGCCTCCGGCGTCGGTGGCTTGCGCCGTGGTCTGCTCGTTGCCGAAGAACGGGTCTTCCGGGTTCTCGCGCGTGATGAACGCCATCATCATCGCGGCGAACTTCTTCCGCAGCAGTTCGGCGTCGTCGTACTGGTCCAGTTCCCACAGCCGCACCAGGGCGTTCGCCAGCCACGGGATGCCCCGGAGTTGCCCAGGACGGAGCGGCCGGAACAGGTGCATTACCTCCGCCGCCGGAATCCGCAGCAGGTCGAGGCCGTTCGGAAAGAACAGCCGTTCGCCGGGATGCTCGCGGTAGAAGTAGTACGCTGTGCGGCGTCCCTGCGGATCGAACTCAATAGACGCGCGGACCACGTTCCCCTCCGGCGTCTCCGGAGTCGGACGCGCCAGATAGAACGGCAGTTGCTCCGTCTCGATCAACTGCAACTGGAGCGGAACCGTCAAGCCATCGCCCATCGGACGGATGTGTTTTCGGACGAAGCACTCGCCGCCCTCCACCATCGACCGGAAAGCCAGGGCCTGGAAGCCATACACGTCGGTCGTGCCGGAGGCGTCGCACTCGTTGGCGAACTCCGACCAGAGCTTTTGAATCTTCTCCTTGGTGGTCTGGTCGGAATGCAAAGACTGCGGCTTGATCCCGTTGCCGATGGCGTTGCACACCCACTCGTCTATGGCCTTCGCCGCCCAGCCGTCCTTGCGCGCAACGTCGCGCGAGCGCGCCACCAGTTGGTCCGCGCTCTGATACCAGACGGAGTTGACCGCATCGCGGGTCGTGGCCCACGTGCCCAACCGCCTGCCTGTGGTCGCGGCCTCATACGGGAAGGAACTGGCGCGCCGGGCCGGAGCGGTGCTCGGCGCACCCGTCCCTCCCCGTTTGAGGCGGGTCAAGAAGCTGGAGAATTTGAACACGGTTTAGAAGCCTTTGCTCGACATCAAGCGCGTCTGGCGGCGGCGCGTGCCGGAGTTAGCCCGGTTGGTGTTGACCATGTACTGCCGTGCTTTGATTTCCTCGTCGGTCGAGCGGAACTCAACCGCGCGCCCGTCCGGAGCGACAACGCGCTTCTCGGGAGACGCGATCCTGTCGATCGACCCTTGCAGTTGTTCTTCCGTGAAGTTCGCCATCGTGTCACCTCGCAAACCGTCCACTCACTCTCCGGCCCCGGCGCGGCGCTGCTGCCGGTGCTGTAACCGGAGCCTGGGGGTGCGGCTGCGTCGGTGCGGGCCGTTGCGCCTGGACAGGAATCCCCATGCGATCCGCGACCGCGCGCCAGTGCTTTTCCTGGAAGCGGTCGAGTCCCACGCGCGCCGCAGCCGCGCGGGCATACACGCGGCAATCGAGCGCCTCGTTGCGCTCGCGCATCTTCTGCCACTCTAGCTTGCGGTAGCCCTTGACGAGCTTCGCCACCAACTGTTCAGCGGTGATCTGCTTGAAGTACTCCTCGCTGTATCGTGGGAAGTGGCAGTATCCGGGCGGGTGTGGAACTCCCTGTTCGAGATCCTCGTCGGTTGGGCGTTCGAGCCGGAGCCAACGGTATAGCTCCTCTTTGGCCATGCCGGAGTTGACCGGCCAGACTTTCACCCCGTGCCGGAGCTTTACCCCGAGCGGTCCGACATCGATCGGAGAAGCAGACCCCAGGATGGCCGGAGCGCGCGAGTCGCCCTTGACCACCAGCACCCGGTTTCCCTGACGCCGCGCCCATTCGTAGACCTCGGTGGTGGCGTATCCCGAGTCCACCGCCATCTGGATGATGGGCAACTCCAATCCGCTCGTCGTGGTGAACGTCT